GAGAGAACTACGTCCAGCATTTCAGCAATTACTGACAGTAACAGGATCAATAACCACTAGCCAAGATGCATTAAATACCGCTATGAATGTGTCAGCGGCTACAGGGGCTTCTTTAGCACAAGTAACATCAGCAATATCACGTGGGTACGCAGGTAATACCACAGCATTAAGCAGATTAGGCGCTGGCTTAGATAAAACATTATTAAAAACTGGCGACATGAATAAAATCATGGAAAAACTTAATGAGAAGTTTTCAGGTCAAGCAGCCGCTAGATTAGAAACCTACGCTGGCAAAATGGATTTATTAAAAGTTGCATCAGAAAATGTTAAAGAAGAAATTGGCGAAGGTATATTAGATTCCCTTGCTTTATTAAGTAAAGATACAAGCATACAAACTGCCACAACTCAAATGGAAGATTTTGGTAGCGCAATAGGTGATGCCATTTACGGCATGGCTAAATTAATTAATAGAGTAAATGATTTAGGTGTAGTAAGTAAATCAGGTGGTATAGGTAATATATTATTAGCATTACAACCTGGTGGCCGCCAAGCTGCTCTATTATTTGATGCATTACGCAGTAGTGGCGTAAGACCTAGAGAATTACCAGCCAATGAGCAACGCAGCGCTGGAAGAATAACAGCTCAACAATTTAGAATAGAAGTTAAGCAAAAGAAAGAATTAGATCGATTACGTGCGGCAGAAATTGCTAAATTAAAAGAGAAAACTGCCGTAGATCAGTTAAAAGATAAGTTTGATATAGAGCGTATTGGCTTAACTAAGGCGCTTAATGAAGCCACCGATGCTGAGACTAAATTACGCCTAAAAGCACAGTTAGCCATATTAGATAATAATGAAGCGCTGGCCAAGAAGATATTAGCTGAAATGGAAGGCAAGAAGGCAATAGATGAAGTTACAACTAGCTTCTATGCTTTAAGTGAAGCGGCTAAACAATTAATATTATCCTTTGGTGTTGATCCAAGTCAGATAGGCTCAGGCGGTGCTATTACAACCAAAACTGACGGTAAAGGTTTTTTAGAAAATGTAGCAATTAATAACCCTTACTTTGGTTATAGCGATGCTGCCCAACAATTAGGACTAGCACTAGGATTTACGCCAGCCATGAGCCAAGCAGCATCACCAGAGATTAGAATAACTGTAGATACATCTAGCAGTGATAAGTTAAGTCAGGCTATTGCTGAAAGTATCCAGATAGCAACTAAGACAGGTTACTCCACAGTACCAGCTGGCCAAGGGTTCTAATGACCCTGCCTACAATCAATGCGGTAATTAACTTTAGCACTGGCCCAGCCTTTGCTCAGGCTTTCATAATCGGATCAGGTGTTTTTGGCACAAACGTATTAGCCGATTCTGCAGCTGTAATTGTTGATGTATCTAACCAGGTTAATCGTATTGAAACCCGCAGAGGTCGCACAGCATTATCAGATCAATTCCAAACAAGTGCTTTAACTTTACGTATAGTAGATCAAAATGGCGACTTTAATCCTGAAAACCCTGCAAGTCCTTATTACACATATTTAACTCCTATGAAGAAAGTGCAGATAACAGCTACTTATGGTGTTACAACTTATCCTATATTCTCTGGGTTTATTACAAGCTACGTTACTACTTATCCTCGTGAAGCAGAAGATGTAACCTATACAACGATCCAAGCCGTAGATGCTTTTAGATTAGCCCAGAATGCTCAGATAAGCACAGTTACGGGTGCAAGTGCTGGACAATTATCAGGCACTAGAATAAATGAGATATTAGATGAGATTAGCTGGCCAGCATCGATGCGTGATGTTGATGCAGGTTTGACCACATTACAAAATGATCCAGGCACTACTAGGACAGCCTTAGCTGCATTAACTACTGTAGCCCAAAGTGAATACGGCGCTTTATATGTTAATGCTAATGGTGAGTTTGTATTTCAAGACAGATCAGTAACTGTCAGCTCTATTGCTGGCACACCAACAGTTTTTGCAGATGATGGCTCAGGTATTGAATATAATGATGTTGCCTGGATATTAAACGATACGCTTATCTTTAATAAAGCCACAATAACTAGAGTTGGTGGTAGCGCTCAGGTAGCCTTTAATCAAGCCAGCATAGATAAATACTTTTTACATTCTTACTTTTTAGATGGCCTATTGATGCAAACCGATGCCGTGGCCTTAGATTATGCCCAGGCTTATGTAGCCAGTAGAGCTGAGACTACTATCCGATGCGATGCTATAATTTTAGATTTATACACACCTAACTACAATTCAGGCATTATTGCAGCTTTAGACTTAGATTTCTTTGATCCGATTACAGTAAAGACTACCCAGCCAGGTGGGTCAGTCCTGGAGAAAACCCTGCAGATTTTTGGCGTAAATATGAATATAACGCCAAATAGTTGGAAAACCACGTTCACAACGCTAGAACCTATCATCGATGGGTTTATACTAGGCAACGTGAACTATGGAGTACTAGGTCAAAACGTTCTATCTTACTAAGGAGTAATAATGGCAACAGGATTCCCAGCAAGCACAGGTGATGTACTTAGTGCTGCTATGTTTAATGGCTTAACTTCATTTACTGTAGGTACTGCACAAACCGCAGATTATACACCAGTACTCAATGAACAATATCAAGCATTAATTATTATGAATAAAGCAACTGCCGTAAATTTCACAATTCCGACAAATGCATCAGTTGCATATCCTGTTGGCACAGCTCTAACAGTATTAAATATAGGCGCAGGTGCTTGTACAATTAAAGCAGTTACATCAGGTACTACAACAGTTCTTAGCGCTGGCGCTACAGCTGCACAACCATCATTAGATCAATACAAAACTGCAGTTTGTATTAAAACTGCTACCGATACATGGTATGTCGTTGGTGGAATTGTTTAATGATAGGGAATTTAGTTGCAAATTTATATGCCCCTAGCGGGTTACCCCCATTTTCAGGGTCGGTAGATTATTTAGTAGTCGCAGGTGGTGGTGGCGGTGCATCTAATATAGGTGGCGGTGGCGGTGCTGGTGGTTATAGAACATCGGTGGGCGGCAGCGCATTATCACTTTCTGCCAATACAAATTACACAGTAACTGTTGGCGCTGGTGGCGCTGGTGGTTTATATATATCTGGACAACAAAATGGTGTTAAAGGTTCTAATTCAGTATTTTCTACCATAACTTCAACAGGTGGTGGTAGAGGTGATGGACAAAGTACTAATGGCGGTGCTGGTGGTTCAGGTGGTGGTGGTGATAGAGCAAGCACTGGCGGTACAGGTAATGAAGGTTCATATTCTCCAGTAGAGGGTAAAAACGGCGGAAACGGCGGTGGTGGAAGCACTGGCGCAGGTGGTGGTGGCGGTCATACAGCCGCAGGTTCTAATGGAAGTGGACAAAATGGTGGCGCAGGTGGCGCTGGTACATCAAACTCAATAAGTGGATCATCAATTACTTATGCTGGTGGTGGTGGTGGTGCTGCTTGGATTTTTGGTAGTGGATCAGGCGGCGCAGGTGGCGCTGGCGGTGGTGGTGCTGGCGAAAATCAAAATGGTAGTAATGGGGATTCAGGTACTGTAAATACTGGCGGCGGTGGCGGTGGTACAATTGCTGATACAGGCGGCGCAGGTGGTAGTGGCATTGTAATTTTGAAATGGACTACGGGCACTATCACAATAGGCGCAGGTTTAACTGGCACTACGTCACAGTCAGGTGGATTTAATATTGCCACCATTACAGCTGGCACTGGAAATGTGAGTTGGTCATAATGGCACACTACGCATTTTTGGATGAAAATAATGTTGTGACTGAAGTTATCACAGGTATTGATGAAACTGAACTTATTGAAGGTTTAAATACTGAAACTTGGTATGGCAATTTTAGAGGCCAAACCTGTAAGCGCACTTCATACAACAATAGAATTAGATATAACTACGCTGGTATTGGATATATTTATGATGAAATTAATGATGCGTTTATTCCACCGAAACCAAATTGTATGCATGATGAATTAACATTAAATACAAATTTATATCGCTGGGAATGTGAGAATGAAGAACATGAAACCCTGGCTGAGTAAAGCTGCAGAGCAATTAAGAAATCAAATTGATACCTGGTATCCAGATCGCCGCTCTACCAGTGATGGGTGGATTGGTGATGCTCGTCATAGCGCCACCAAATCGGATCATAATCCAGACAAATCTGGGTGTGTCAGAGCCATTGATGTGGATTCTCGCTTGGATTCATCCGAAGGGATCTCAATATATCTGGCTGACCAAATCAGAAAATGTGCGAAAACCGATAAGCGTATATCTTACGTAATTCATAATGGCAAAATAGCAAGCAGAATACTTAACTATAAATGGCGCACCTATAAAGGTTTTAATAAGCACACAAAGCACATCCATATCAGCTTTACAAAGCTAGGCGACAAAGACGGCAGAGAGTTCGATATACCACTACTAGGGGGCAAAATATGAAGATAAGCAAGAAACAAAAAGCCATACTAAAATCCTATGCACGTGGGGTATTAGTATCTTTCTTAACATTTTTAGCAAGTAATGAATTAGGTTTAGATCCAGCACTAGCTGTAATAGTTGCAGCTTTCGCTGGTCCAGCAATTAGGGCTTTAGACAAATCCGATGTTATCGGTACTAATGAAAAATGAGTCCAGCAGAATGGGCTGGCTTTGGCGCTGGCGTTATGGCCGTGCTATCAGGCGGGCTAATCGGATTACGTTTTCTCGTTAAAGGCTGGTTGAACGAATTACGACCTAATGGTGGATCTAGTATGAAAGATCAGTTAACTAGATTAGAACAGCGTGTCGATGATCTATTCCTTATCATGAATAAGCGACAATAGCAATATGGCAACCGCACGTAAGCGTAAGAAGGTTAATAAGCGCAAGGGTAAATACACCCATGAGCAGATTAATACCAAGTTAGATACCTATGCTATCTCGTTGCGTGAGTTTTATTTAAGCCTAAGACGTGCAGGATTTCCAGTAGATCAAGCTCTAGGGATGTGCGATAAAAACGTATTCCCAGACTGGCTAACACCATCTAGTCCAGACTTTGATCCAGTTAATCCAGACCATGACCCCTACGAAGACGAGGACTAATTGCGCAAAATTGCGTTTGTGTCAGATCTGCAAGTTCCTTTTTTTAATGAAGCAAGTGTCAAATCAGTAGGCCGTTTTTTAGCCAAGTGGCGGCCTCATAGAACTATCTGCATCGGTGATGAGATTGATTTACCACAGCTAGGCGGTTTTAATGCTGGCACTATTGATGAGATGGTTGGCAACATAAACGATGATAGAAAACAAACACAAGAAGTATTAAGTTACTTGGGCGTAACAGATGTACTGGGGAGTAACCATGGAATCAGACTCTACCGATCAATTAAAAAAAGACTCCCATCATTTCTCAACCTACCCGAAATGCAGTATGAGCGTTTTATGGGATATGACAAGCTCCAAATTAAATTCTACCCCTATGGGCTCGATTGGGCGCCAGGCTGGACAGCCGTTCATGGTGACGCTTTCCCTCTTAGCCAAGTACCTGGGCAAACGGCCTTAAATGGGGCTAGAAGGCTTGGTAAAAGCGTGGTGTGTGGGCATACCCATAGATTAGGCCAGTCGGCCTTTACAGAGGCATCTAGAGGCCAATTAGGGCGTACTGTGTGGGGCGTTGAGGTTGGCAATTTAGTAGATTTAAGCAGTTCAGGCATGGCGTATACAAGGGGCTATGCTAACTGGCAGCAAGGCTTTGCTGTGGCCTATGTGCACGAGCGTAAAGTCCAGGTAGTAACCATCCCTATAAATTCAGATGGCAGTTTCATATTTGAGGGTAAACTCTACAAATAACGTTATCAAATCGTTATCAAATATAGGCTCTAAATCATCCACAAAGTCGTACACAGGTGTAACACTATTGCTATGCCACAAAGCGTGAGCATAGAAAGTAGGGCTACATGTACACAGAGTTAAAAGACTTTGGGTATCTAATTATGTGGGGAGTGGTCGTAGGGTTATTACTTACCTGGGCTATTGGCACATATATCGAAAACGTCAAAACTATACATTACTGGCGAGGCCGTAAAGATGGC